CGCTGGGTCCCTGAATTGCAAATCACCTTTCCTCTTGCTCTTCCGACTGGATTTCGATGTCTCTTCGAACTGTCGCATTTATGCTGCTCGAGACACTCGTTGCTGCTGTTTCTTGGAAACCGCCGCAGGCGCCGGTTTGGAGCTCGTCTTCTGTGGAGGAATATTCTTCATCTCGTCTCGCGCTGCGATCTTGATATCAACTATTTCCCTCCAACTCAAAGCTTCGACAACTGCTCTATGTAGAGGAGTCGTTTTAAGGTTCACTAAAACCAGGACGTGTTCCTTATAGAACAATCACCAAAATTCACAAGTAAATTTTGTTGGAGTTGCTAGCTTAGGTATGTGGCAACCACCCACTCCAACTCAACAACGCCACGACGTCAGCGATGGTCGCTTTGCAACCCTCATAGGGCTGTAACCATCGCATCTCTTCCAAAAATTGCCCAAAGAACACCGGAGAATACGGCTTACTCATGAGCTTATAAAGCGTTCGCCCCCAATTACTAGGTATGGCGACCACCCCCCCAACATATCTGTGCGAACAAAAATCAAAGGGTTGTCCCTTCGAAGACACGAGCCTATCAGTAATGACCAGGCCGAGCTTGTCGTAGTCTTTAGGATTACCATCGACCACAGAATCGTCTCCCATGAATATCCCCCAAACGTCTGGATGTAATTCGACGCGTGTGGACACATAGTTGACAATATTTCTCATGTTAGAGTTATTGAATGCAGTCAGAAACCGACCAGAAAGCTGCTTAACAGCCAAGATAAGAACAAAGACTTTGCCATTGGACAAGACGAAAAACGCTCTTTGCTGCAGGTATTCATAGTTGCGTATCATGTTTTCCCATGCCGAGCTTGCGTGCGTAATTTTGACTAGTACGTCTGTATTCGCATCGTGTATCTCGACAGGACACTTCGCATCCCACCCTGCAACGTCGTTACTCTCGCTCGACATGTTCTGCCTCTTGGATTCGACTGCGTCCCAAATCTTCTGATTGGACGCATCATCTAGTCCCATCCCAGGTTTGGAAGGCTGTGTTTCCCATCTCAACAAGTTCTTGTCGACTAAGTCGCCATAGAGAACCCGTTCGACTAGCACACCCTGCGCTGGACACCTGGAAATGATCCGGAACCGCTCTTCCTCAAATTTGGACTTCGAGTGCGGCTCTTCCTTAATCATCAACTGCACAAATGCGGCAAGACCACAGTCAACCAACTGTTGTTTAGTCATTTCCCGCACTTCTTCATGGGGAGTATCACGCAATGTACGCATGAGGTCCATGGAAAGGCTGGCTAGCTCAATGTACCCACTTTCGCTATCAAGGCACTGACCTAAGTCTTTATACCTATAAACGAGTGGCACACCACAGCCTGCCGACCTGTTATGGTGACCAAACTGCATCTCAAATTCGAGTCTGTCAGCCAGAAACTGGTCACTTGATTCTTGTGGATAATAAGTCCCTGTATTACACTCGGCCACGTGCTGGACAGCAGAAAGCATTACGTCTGACGACAACTCTACCTGCGGTCCGCTCCGGGTGTTGGACTGGTTGAAAAAGACACTCAGGGCACGCTCTTCGGCGGCTGAGTCTCTTGGGGGGGCTCCGTATTTGGTGAGGAGCTCTCTAGCTTCCCCGACCCATGCGACAGTAATTGCGCCATATACGCCTTGTCCTCGTCGCTGAAGTCCTTCACATGTTTCTTGGACACTTCCATCGCCGCTTGCTCCGCTTTCTGCAATTGTTTCTGCAGTTCCAGTAGCTGACGCTTCTCTGGCCCACTCGACACGTCCAGTTGCTCCCGCAATCCTCGCAGCAAGCGCTTTATGCGCATCAATTCCCTGCGGTCGTAAACACTCTGAGGCACTGGATTCTCGCCACTCTCGTGGACAAGCTTCTCTTTCCTCTTCGCTTTGGACTCCGCCTTTCGGGTTTTGTTGTGCGCTCGGCGCTCCTCCTGGGTCATTTGCTCCCAAATCTCTTTGGATAGCGCCCAGCCTTGCTTCTTGTCGGGTTTCTCGCCATCTGGCATACCAGTCTTCTTCCGATCTGCATTTTTGGATGCAGATGGCTTCTCTCTGGATTCCTGGCTCAAAATAACGCGGGGCACGGCAGCTTCCAATTTGATAGGAACTACCGGCTCCTTGGGTAAAAAGACTGGCACCATTCCACTCG